CCCAGGTAGTGTTTGTTTCAAAACGAGGTTTACTCCCCGGTTGCTGGTTGCTACCCAGCGATTCTGAATCCATATGGAAAACAGACGGCTTAGCAAGAAGTAGCCGATTACCGTCCAATTATACAACGGCTCGTCAATGAACTGACTATGAACGTATTAAAATCAGATGTGCGGAACATTGATAATAAAACATAAGGCTAGATATGTGTGTGATACGTTGTGTTCGAGTGATATCCTCAATAATGCTATTCTCTGGGTGCTCGATGGATGACAAGTCCACCCTTGTAGTACCTGCAGCTCTTATGAACCAAATCGTCTGTACATTCTCTGTTAGAATGCCCCCTTAGGGCTACATCTTGTGCTCGCATGTCCAAGCTTCTTCGCAAGTTTCTTTCGGCTATATGCAGTCTCGTTTATTTGATCCCAGCCCTCTGTTTAGTGCAATTTCCATACATCACAAGCTTTATTAATGTGACGGACAGCACCGGCCTAATGAAGTTAGAGGCCCTGGAGAATTGGCGTAAGCAATGTCATTTCAATCATCGTAGTGATGTGTGATGTTGTGTAGATTATTGTGTGTGTGCAAGTGCATTGTTCAATGTTAATGTGTTTCAGTAGTTGTGGAATTGGGAATTCCATGTTGTGTCCTCCAATCGGTCCAAGAAGACGGTGCTGGTAACCGTCCAATCAAATGATCAGACTGTAATCGAGCTGTTAGCTCCGCTTCATCAGTCCTCAACGCCAACAACGTGCCCATTAATGCGGGGGCATACTCTGTGAACAACAGATCCAATGATCCAGCCCAAGCAGCTGTTTGATCAACTATTCTCCAAGCCAACCGCTCGCCTGCATCAGCTACAACTTCAACTGTGTGTAACCATGTATCGATATTTGATACAAAATATGAGACGGCATTGCCGATCTTGGCTAGCCTAGAGATAGGAGCTGCTGGGGAAAGGGTCGGTTCTATTTGGAACAGATCTCCACTAACAGTTCGTGTGGAGACCTGTACCATCCCACTGAATGGCTCGTTGAACTCGATGTACGCGTTATCGTCAATTTGATGTGTGGAGTAGCTTAGTGATGATCCTTTCTCATTAGCGGTCGAGTCTGGATCTATCCTCCCCAGATAGCGACTATCAGTCACGATCAATGCGTTAACCTCGGCATTGTTAATGGAGGATAGATGGAAAGAAGGAATCATGAGGGTTATGTCATACGAAACCCACAGTTCACCATGCAATGTACTGACATCAGCTATGTCTGTGAAAGCGCAGAACAGCGTTCCCACATCATACAATTTTAAATTCTCAGACATCAGATCGCGACTCGTTGTTCTAACGAACAAATGATCGTCCCGATCAAGCTCTGCCTTGGACAAAATTGTGTGACTTGACATCCATATAGATGACCTAACCGCCCTATACGAATTCAACAACTCAGATTTCGACCTGGGACCTGGATCAGTTGGATCATAGTCGACCAACAGTGACACAGTTCCCGAGGTAGTCGTCGCTGAAAACGGTTCATATTCAAACCGCATTGAATTCACATGATAGCGCTCGTAACCTTTGGCCAATTGACTAAGCCAAGGAAAGGTCTTGCCGTCTCCGGGGTTGATGCCAGTAGTATACAACTTGGTGTCAAACCCGAATTCAGCGCCAACGTTAGTGATAAATTCCCGGTGTCGAACCCGGGTACTCCCATCCCGCTGCCCTTGCATGTTGGGCGAGCTGGAGGTGTTGGACATTCCCATCGCAACGGGCGCCCGTTGGCGCCGCACATTGCGTTTGTTGTTTGTGAATGGTGCTCTATTTTTGTTTTGTTTATTATTATTATTATTTGAAAGGTGCTAGTTTAACATATGCGGATACCTTAATCCTGCATACGCGATCGCCCACAGAGCCAAACTTTCTGAACGGCTCTCACCGTCTTAAGCGGGCACTCGGCTCTGCTCCCTGGGGTAAATACCCCTCCCACTCTCACCTCCAAGCGTTCTAACTAATTGTAAGGGCGCATTCAATCAATCGCCCGTAATCATGGAGGTGGGAGCACTAGCTCAGTTGCGCAACACTGCGTACAGCGCAAACGTCTTCCTATATGGCACATGTAGTGTGTGGTGCTGGATTATACTCTCCAACAGAGTGAGTGCGTGGGGTCTAAACCTCCCCCTAGGTGTTGTGCGCGAACAATGCGACGAGTATGGTTAGGATGTGCGAATCCTGGGTGAAATTCAACAACTTCGAAATTTCTGCTCTGGTTCGACGTAATATTGCAACGGATCCAAGTGTCTCACCGGATCCTCAACAAATTTTGAATGGATTGGATCGGGCAGTTCTCTGTAATATTGTTCTACAGCCAACTGCTCCTGTGGAGTAATATCAAACGCAAAGTAAAACGACAGTCTCTCATCAAATGTTGGTTCTCGAATTTTAATCTCTAAACCATCGACCAGCTCCTGTCGAAACTTATGATATTGATCCCCCATGGTCGGTATCCAAGGGGTGGCTCCTCGTCCGAGCCATTTGTAAAACTCCTGGAATACAGGCAACCCGCCTGAACACGCCAACCCACACCCAGCGATAGCTCCGACCTGTTTACGGTACACCTTGCGACTAAACATCGCTTTAGTGGTGACCAGGTCCGAGTATAACCGTTTGCTGGGCCGAGGACACAAGCGCCACCCGTCACCAAAACGAACTGGGCGACACTGGCAGAACTCAACATCCTCCAATGACGTGTATATTCCATCGTACTCCATTGTGATTCCCATTTCCAAGAACCACTCCTGCAATCCATTCCTAAACTTATCGAGATTCCTTCGATCCATGATGATGACACAGTCATCACCATCATTAAGTAGCCTGACTTTCCCTAGCATATTTACACTTTCAAAATATGCATACATTAGGGAACACATGATAATGACATTGCCCAGGGAGGTGTTCATATCACCAGACATACGGCAACCATTGACCCTATATCGTAGTGTTCCATCTACACCTTTATACACCCCCTGGTTGATCAGTTGGGAGCGAAGTAATGTGCTTAAATTCGGTAGGTCTTCACCTTTCCCCACCGACCAAAGATGATAGATTGAGTGTTCGTGCTCCAGCAACAACTTATTAATGTGCTGGTCGAATCTACTAGCGTCTAGACCCACAGCAATCGGATCTTCAAACTCACTCCACATCTTGGCAACCACATTACCCCTGTCTACCATGTTCATTCCCTTGGCCACTGTACGGTGTTCGCCGTACGGGTCGAATATTTCATCAATAGCAGAAAATATCTCATGCTCAATATGTTTTATATATCTGCCCAACTTAACATTGAATCTTGGACTTCTAGGTTGTATAGCACGCGGAGCTCCTCCTGGCTTCCGATACTCGTCCTTCGTGAATACTTTAACCCGGCAATCTTTTTCCTTGAGGGGTTCATCCCTCAAGCTCTCAACAGCTGCATCGTAACACCGTCGCTTGGCCCCACCGTAACACTGGACGAATTCCTCGTCTGTCATCGGGCTGACCTTGCCGTGTCGCTCAGCAATACCTTTCATCTTACTGTTGAAACTTGATAGCCTATCCTGTACCTTTCGCTGTGCACTTTTCAATGGGTTTGCGTCGTTAATAACACTCTTATGCGTCCATGGTTTTGGCGCACGACGGAAACCACCACGTCCATCCTTAACGAAAAACACTCGTTCCAAGACAGCGTGAGATACAGATTCAATATCATTGTTGGGCATGTCCCAATCTGGACCATTATCCCCCCGTATCCTATACATGACACGAGGGGGTTTGGTCCTGGCCTGCCTGGAACGCATGACTGAGAAACGTTCAGATCCACCCACTTCCTCCTTAATCTGATCATCAGTAATAACGGAAGTAGTGGTGGTCCCAGTCATACGGCCCAAGCCGACCTAGCAGGCGGTTGGAGAAGACGCTAGTTTAGCGCGTCTTCTCCTGTTGGCCACCAGATAGTGATCGTCATAAATGCTAATGGCAGCTTCTTCATCATCAGACATCAACCAAAACATCTGCGATGCATGCACTACCACAGCAAGCATGTCGTGGTTCCGCAAGTTCTTGAACCACTCATCACCATCCCGGCGCAACGCTTCACAGCGTCTAGAAGCGTCGGACCTGATCAAACGTCGGTTTTCAGCATTATCAGCCAATAACCCATGTCTAACCTTCAGTCCACTTGCCACTTCACCGGCCAACACAGGAATCCTACGCTTAGGTTGTTTCTTCAATTGATACCACCTCTGTTTCTTCTTCGTCTTAACAACCTCAGCGTCATTCCTCCCACCTCCAACAATTTTACGGGGTTGTTGTTCCCCTTCGCAAGTGGATGCTAACGTGGCTTCTTTTTCCACCTCAATGTCACCGTTGACAACTCCGAGGACCAAGTCAGCTTCTTTACTTGGTTTCTTGTCTCGGAGAGCCCACATAACTCCCAATGTGACAGGAGATAGAACAAGACCGATCTTGCCGCATCCTAATACAATTCCTCCAAAAGTTGCAGCCGCCCCAACGGCGTGGACCGTTCGACGGACAGGCTTCTTCCACCTGTTTTCCCGATCACCAGTCCTAGACTCCTCCGATGAAGCAACACTGGATCCCACGCAGGAGACCCCATCATCAGAAGTAAGACCAGAGACCTGGCTACAACCTGAACCCACTTTGCTGGAGTTGGTGTCCAGACTTTCTGTATCGAGCGTGCGCTCCATAGCGCACCCCTCCCTCAATTCACAAATCGTCGGAGACCGCCAAGTCTTCGACTCCTGCTCCTTCGCGAGCGGGCGAACTGAGCGAAACCAGTTATCAACGATGCTCGGCCCCCGAACATCTCCTTCCGATTTCCCCACAGCCCACGGCCAGCGGATACCGTGGCCGGGTCTTCCTTGCCAAAACCCGGCCTTCTGCCATTTCTCGTTTAACC